AAAAGAACGTGATAAGTTTGACGAAATAACAGAACAATAAAAAGGAGAAAGAATGAACATACCAATACCTATATATTTTTGGGAAGATGACGAATCTGATTATAAACATTATGATTTTGAAGAAATGGCTAAAGCATTAGAAAAAACTATAATGGAAGAACTTAACAGAAAAGTTGCAATAACAATAATGGAGCAACAATAATGAAAGTTATATCTACTGCTCCACCAAAACACCTTATAAAATTAATGCCTACTGAAGCCGAACAATATGCTTATTGTAAATCTATAGGTTGTTACTTTGAGTGTGAGTGGTGTGTAGGGTATTCAGAATCAATGCCTAAACGTGTAGAATACCCTAAAAAAGCAAAGATTATTGAAACTAAGGTAGAAGTATCTAAATTTGATAATCTTGCACAAAAGGCTTTAAATAAAGGGTACAAAAAGCACGAACACCCATTATGGGATTATATCATAGAAAAATTCACGAAAGGATAAAATGGAAACAAGTAACATAAGACACGAATGTTTTTTATTTGCACAAAAAATGATGAAGTTAAATCCTAATATTATGATAGACTTTAATGTTTTTGACGTAAATGAACATTGTAAGGATACGAAAGGAAGTGCAGAATGGAAGAAGTAATATTAAATAGACAAGAAAAAGCAGTAAGTTTTGATAAGAATGATTTAACAATACATTTTCACAAATCATATTATACTATAACTGAATTAGAAGAAACACTAAAACAAGTAAAGGAGATAATAAATGAATAACACTAATATAATAACAATAGAAAAAAATATAGCTATGCCTCCAGTAAGAGGATATACAAATCACGAAAGATATAATTTTGTTGATAAAATGGATATTGGAGATAGTTTTGTAATAGATGAAAATACACCTGACTTTTCGGCTGAAAACACAAGGAAACATATATATTTAAGAAACGCAAGAAGAAAATCAGGCGTTAAGTTTGCTGTAAGAACATTGTCAGGACATTCAACAAATCCAAAATCAATAAGAGTATGGAGAATTAGGTAATTAAACTAAAGGAGCTAATAAATGAAAATAAGTAGAATGAATAAATATAATAAAGGTAAACTAAGAGCATTTTTTGACTTAGAACTTGATATGGGTATTACTATAAAAGGTTTTAAAATGATGGAGGGTATTAATGGTTTATTTGCCTCTATGCCGAGCCAAGAAAAAGACGGAGAATGGTATGATACTATATTCTGCTCTAAAGATGTTCGTGGCGAAATAAACAGAATTGCTCTTGAGCATTATAATCAAGACCAACCTGCTATGGAAACACCAACACAATCAGACGACATTCCGTTTTAATGATTGAAGTTTTAATAAGAGAAAATGGTGGGGAGCCGAAATGGATTGACATTTCAAAGGTTTTCGTTACGAGGAGTCGGAAGCCTTATTCCCCCTCTCCACCACTTCTTAAAGATACTAAAGGATTTGGACAATGGTATGCTTTGTACGATAAAAAGACGACTAAGAAAAAAGCTATTGATTATTGGTTTAAGAATATAACTAAAGATGATATACCTAAAATTATGGAGCATACTAAACATTATATTAAAGATAGAGATAAAGTATATCGCAAAGACCCAATCAGATATTTAAGAGATAGGGTATTTGAAGATGAAATTATAAAAGCAGAGAAAAAAATTGATTTAGATGAATTATACCCCTTTGATAAAAGTGGTAGTAGTAGACTTGGAAGATGTAGCAAATGTAACTCAATAGTATTTGGGAATCGCTTTTCAATACATCGAGATGATTCAGATTGTTGCAAGGTAAAAATAAAACAATATAGGTAAATATGGATATAAATATTCAAAAGCTAAAAAAAGATTTAGAAATAGCCGAACAAGGTTTACAGGCTATTATAGATGAATCTAATGATGCAATAGCAATCAAAATAGCAGAAGATACTTTAGAAGTTATAAATTAAACTCGCAGGGCAGGTAGATTATTCGCACAATATCATATCCCTCCTTAGGATACTTGCCCTCAAAATTGGAGATAAAATGAAAAAATGTCCTATGTGTAAAGAGAAAAAACCTAATAGTGATTATAATGCAGGTGGAGCATTACACAACACATACTGCAAGATTTGTCAGAGGATTTTCAACAATAATAGAAGTGCAAGAACAAGACAAAAAATACTAGAAGCTACTAATGATGGTAAATGTTGGTGGGTTTATCAGGCTTGTTTAGCAGACCTTACAATATGGAGAAAAAAATAATGCCGAACAAAAGTAAAGCTAAAGGTAATAGATTTGAACGTGAGATTGTAGAAGCTATTGAATTGCACGATATAAAAGCAGTCAGGGCTTGGGGTTCGAACGGAAAAGCGTTGGGAGAACACGAAGAATGCGATATACTTATTGAAGGAAAAATTAGAGTACAAGCTAAAGTTCGTAAGGCTTTGCCGAAATGGATAGCACCCTCAGAGCACGTAGACGTTCAGATTATAAAAGAGGACAGAGGTAAGATGTATGTAGTACAAGAATTAAATGATTGGCTATTAAATAAAAAGGAAAAATAATGAATAAACTTAATAAAGATAATAGATTTGATGTTGATTTAGAGTTTGGTAATATTGGAGAACAATACATACAAGAAATATTTGATGGTAATTGTTGGGTTGAGATTAAAACGGAAAGAGATATTTGGAAAAACACAGGAAACTTATTTATAGAATATAAATGTAGAGGAAAGTTATCAGGTATTTCTGTATCTAAAGCATCAACTTGGGTTTATTGTTTTTATTATAAAGATAAGATTGAATTTAGTTTAATATTTAATATAGAGGACTTAAAACAAAAGATTAAAAAATTACATAATTTAGGTATTGCAAAAAAAGTTAAGGGTGGAGATGACAATCTAAGCGAAGGACTTTTAATACCTATTAAAGAAATGATTAGATAAGAGATAGGTGTGGGGTTCTTATTCATTCTCCCTGCTTTGGCGTTTTCCCTTTCTTCGCACTATCTCTTTAATTTGGAGAATTTATGATTAAAAAAGAATTACATTTTGTATGGATTACTAAAGACGGCAAAAAGTTTTTAAATGAGAATGAAGCCATCAAACATCAAAAAACATTATTAAATGATATAGTAGATAAATGGTTTCACAAACTAAAAGGAGAATAAAATGAATATAGATATAAAGAGTTTTATTATAGGTATGTTAGTAATTATTGTATTATTAATTTTGATGGGTTTTAATGGTGGATTAGGTTCTACATCATATAATCCAGTTTATGTAAAAATAGTATAAAGGAGGGTTTATGTTGATATTTGAAATATTTATTACAATTTATGTATTAATGACTTTACACGGAATGTATTTAACTTATAAAGATTAGGAGAAAAATGGATATAATATTTGGATTTTTATTAACTGCTATAGGAATTATGGTTATTACGGCTATAGTTATAGAATCAATAGAAGTGTATTATGATATGAAAGAAAGGGCATCAGATGACAATTAATTGGTATAAATTAATAGCTTATTCATTAATAGTATTTGTTGGTTGTTCATTTTGGTATGCAGTTATAAGTCGATTTATACAAGCATTTTAATGAAAGATTATATTAAATATATTAAGTCTAAGCATTGTATAGTGTGTGGGGTGTCGCCAGTAGACCCAGACCATTTAGAACATTTAGCGATGGGTGGTGCTAATAAAAATGGATTAAAAGACTTTAGTTGTGTTCCTATTTGCAGAAAACATCATACTGAACGTCATAATTTGGGTCTAAAGCGATTTGAAGAAAAGTATAATCTTAACCTTTGGAAAGAGGCTTTTTATTTATTAAGGGGGTATTTTGCAGAATGAAATGTTGGCATTGTAATACAGAAATTATATGGGGTGGCGACCACGATTATGAGTATTATGGATATGAAGGTGAAGGTATTGTAAGTAATTTTCATTGTCCTAATTGTAAAGCAGAGTATGAATGTAGGTTACCTATAAAATGAAATTCGCAGGAACTATAAAACAAGGTAAACTTACTTTAGATGATAATCTTGGGTTTAGGGATTATTTACGTCAAATTGAGGGTGATGTTCACTTAGAAATTAAACCTGCCGAAAAAGTGCGTTCTCCACAACAAAACGCATACTATAGAGTTATAATTAGGATATTATCTAAAGATTTAGGTTATACTGAAGCCGAAATGCACAAAGTTATAAAAGAAAAGTATAATGTAGAATCTACCAAACAATTATCTAAGCCAGAGTTTACTGAACTTATCGAAGAAATAAAAAGATGGGCAGTTATAGAAATGGGTATTGTGCTACCTAATGCTAAGCCAACTCGTCAATCGTCATACTAACCTTATAAACATTATGTGCTTGTTGTTGCACACTAAAAGTATTTTCTCTAAATGTACATATAGAAAATTGGTCAGGATTGTTGTTGTCTTTATCAGGTTGGAATATAAAAGGCAGAGTACCACCTAATGTACAATTCCATACAAAATTAAAGCTATCATCTGATAACATAGGGTTTGGGTTACTTGCTACTGAATTACCATTATCTAAAGGAACATCAGTATTAGTGGTTGCATCAAAACCTGTTTGGTTTTCTATAAATGGAGATATACTAGAATTTTCATAAGCCATCCACATATCATCTTCACTTATGTAAGAGAAAGACAATTTCCAACTTCTTAATCCTTTTCTACCTAAACCACTTTTAGCTCTCATATTAAATGGTAATTCTAAACCTATGTCAGCTGTTGTAGGTAAATCTAATTCAAATGGTGGGTATTTATAAGTTCCATCATTAGGGTGGTTCATAGTCCATTCAGTTGGTCCATCATAGTAAATGTTAGATAACGTCTTACCACCTATAGTCTTTTGTGATTTAATTCCATCAAAACGTCTTGACATTGTAAGGTTAAGGTCAGGCGAATTAGGACAATCAAAATACTTACCTACCACTAAAGAACCAAGTTGGTGTGGATAATCATCAGGTGTATCTGCTGAAGCATAATATACTCCAAAACCTCTCCAATAATCAGTTATTTCATTAAATGTCCAAATACTTGTTCCATTGTAATAAGGGTCGTTATTTTGTATAGTAGAATTTAAAATATTTTTATATCCTATCATTCTTTCTAATCTTTGGTTTTGACCATCATTTTGAATTAAACCCTTATAACTTGGAGTAGTAAAAGTATTAGAATCTGATGCTAAATTGTGATTTAATAAAGCACAAAAATTAATAGGAAAAGATGTTTTAGGTGTGTTTTGATTAGGGTGTCCAATTGCAAACGTAAAATTACTTTGTGTATCGTTTATGTATGGATTAGCACAATTCATATAAAGAAGTTCTGCACCACCATAATAATCATCCCAACCTAGTTGTCCTGTGGCGTGTAAAAATGTAGGCATATCTACATAAAATCTTGGCGTTTTAACTTGTTTTCCCATTAATATCCTCCTGAGCCTCCTGAACTACCACCACTTGTAGATGTTGATGTTCTTCGTTTTGTTTTTTTAATTTTTGTTTTATCTACTTTAGGTAATCCATAATCAGGTAAATTGTATTTAGTTTTAGTAGCTTTGCCTTTTTTAACATTACTTTTAAAATTATCCCAAGTATCTGCTTCTATTGAAGTATCCCAATATTGATTTTTCCAAGTTGGGTTTACATTTTGTATGTTGCATAAAATACGTTTACTTTCTTTGTTGGCTACAATTACCCTTTTTATCTTAATAGTACCCTCATAGGTGAATAGTTGTAAATTTTTAATGGTTAATCCTTGTAAACCTATTAATAGCATTTTATTTTTATTACCTTGCATTATCCAACCCTCTGGAAGTGTTGGTGTAATATCTGCCGTACCTGTAAAATCTATTTCTATACCTAATATATCTACATTAGATTCAATAGAGCAACTACCATTATTGCATATAATGCTTGATTTGCCTGTTGCTAATTCTGTTTTATTGTATTTATTCACCTGAATTATCCTAATTTAATATTACATTTATTATTGTTACTATATCTAAAATATTAATTACACCATCCTGATTCATATCAGCATTAACATTGTAATCATCTGATAATGTAAGTCCTATAGTTGCAACAATATCTTGAACATTTATCACCCCATCTTGGTTTACATCACCTAATTCAAATTGTAATGAATACATAGATTGCATAAAATGTTTCATTTGTCCATAATCATAAATATCTGATTTTATTGTTAATTCAAATTCAAGAAAAACCATTTCTTCATCAGTTTCAATATTATCAAAAAACATTTTAGGAGTTATTTGTACATTGTCTCCATACTCTGAACCAGTTTCTATAATAGTTGCATTAACTAAATCAGTAGCATCTATATGTTGATGGACTCCCTCTTCTATAGTTATACCATTGTATGTAAATGTTGCAGATGAGCCTGTTAATAAAACTTCATATTCTATACCTGTTTCTAAATTTGTGCTAGTAACTGCTGATATTACACCTGTTTCTAAATCATTGTTATTTAAATACCAATTAAATGTAAAATATGCTTCTTCTTCGTCTTGTATATCTTGATAAATATCATCATAATAAGGGTTAGGTATTTCATAATTACCTAAATCATCATTATCCATACCAAAATCGCCACGATGTACTTGAACTAAATCTAAACTTACTTTACTTAAAGATTTAGATGCTTTAGTAACAAAAAATACAGGATATATAAGTTGTCCATTTTTAACAAACTCTTGTGTATAATCAAATCCAAAAGCAAGTTTACCACCCATAAGTTCATCAAACCTAATATAATCTCCTACTTCTAAATGTATATAACTTAATGGTAAATCTATTTTTGCTGTTAAATGTTGGTTAGCATACCACATTAATAACCTTCTTTGTAGTTTTCTTGCCGTATCTTTATCTCTAATATAATCAGTTTCTATTTCTAATTTAGCATCTTCGTTTTTTATACCATAATAACCAATATCATAAACTATATTTTCAATATCTAATTGTTGAGTTAGTTCGTCTAATGTTTCTACAAAATTACCAGTATTATCTTCTATACCATAAGTGGTTTGTTCCTCATAATCGTTAGAAGCATAATCTTTCTTATATTTAACATTAATTTGATTTTTAACATCTTCTATTTTAGTTAAACTAAATGAATAGTTTATAACATCTAAAATATTTATTTTTTCAAATTGTTCATAATCTTCTATGTTTTGTTTAAGGTCTATAAATTTAAAATTACCTGTACTATCGAAAGAAGGTATGTAAATAGATGATTTACATAAATTGTTTATAACATTTTTAGCTTCTTTTTGCTCTGTTAATGTGAAGCTATTAATCCAATCATCATCAATATCATCACTTGGAAAATTAAAATCTTTTTGATAATCTAATTCTTTTTTTAATATATCTTCTAATATTGTATAAGGTTTTGTCATAACAACATCATTGTTTACTCTACCTTTTATACTTCCATAAAATTTTTCTTGTGTATAATCTGTTATTAATATATCTTGTAAAGTATAAAATTCTTTTAAATTTGCTATAGTTGAAATCATAAAACCTACATCTTCTAATTGAGGTAAACCCCAATTTATACTATCATAGGCATCAGTCCTATTAAATGTTCTAATTTGGTTCGTGTATAAATCTCCACCTAAATTATTGTTAGTATATCTAAATTCAGTTTCATTAGACTCAAATGAATGTTGATGGTTTGGAACTTCACAATCAGTTTTCCAAGTATCTGGAAAAGAATCATAATTTTCATCCCATATATTTTCATTATTTACTATACTTTCAAAATTTAATTGCCAAACCATTCCTTGCGTATCGTATGTACTTCTTTCAATTAATTCTCTTTCTGCCCAAAAAGTAACGGGATATGGAATGGTAGTGTTATATGGAGTTTCAAAATTATTTGGCGTAAAATAATCTATTTTATAAAATATTTTAGTAGCACATACATAACTTGCTATATCACTAGAAAATTGTAACCTAGCAAAACTTCCTGTACTATAACTAGCATTATTTTGTGCTGTCAAATGTAACCCACTAGAGTAATTTGCATTTTGTATCCATTGTACAGGAAATGTAGATACTTTATTTTGTGCAATATAATTCTTATCTAAATCTTCAAACATTCCATCAATATTATTTGTGTTGCTTTGTTGATTTAAATCAGTAGGTTTCCACCAAGAAAATGTAGCATTTAAATTTGTTTCATCCCAATCTGCATCATAATAAGTATCTCCAATACTATATAGATTATCTAAATCTTGTTCGTCTGAACTATTAGTAAAATTATAAACTGATTTAGTAGCATCTAGCATTTCATTATTATTAAAACCAAAAAATTTATGACAAGAACCAAAATACCAATAATTTAAACCGTTATCTAACTCAAAATCAGTAGGTCCGTGGTTAGCAGCAAAAAAAGACACTTTTTCAACAGGTCTATAAATTCTAGTTGGTATTCCTATTTTATTTTCATCAGGCATAAAACCTAAAATCATACTTTCAGACATAATATTAGCACCAACTATTTTAACTTTTGCTGAAGTATCAGCTGTAGAATCCTCATACTCATATATTGTTGCACCTTCGTTGCTTGGAAAAACTTTTCTTCCAAAATTATATGGTAATGTTTCAGATATTGGTAAATAACCATTGTTATAACAATATATATGACTGTTTTTTGAAATATAATTTGGGTATAATATAGTTTGTCTAATGTATGGATTCAATTTGTCTATATGAGAAGGGTTTGACCATAAGCCACCTATTTCTGTGTTAGACTGTTCTATAATTAATTCATTATCTTTAGTTAAAATTAAAGGCGATTTATCAACATAACCATAAACTAATGGAAATGGTTTGCCTTGTGTTTCTTCATCATAAACAAACTTATTATCTATTGTAGTTTTAGGTATTAAAGTTTTAAGTTTTTGCTCTGTTAAATCTTCTAAAGTAAGGCTTAGAGTTTCTGCCGACTGTGAATAACGTCTAATAGTACCAGTATACACTAAAAGACAATCATCTAAAGTATCTAGTCCATTAGCAGCGTAATACACTTGCACTACTGCGTTTAATAAATTTGGAATATCGTCTGAAAAAATCTTACCTTTATAAAGAGCATTTGATATAGACAAGGATACACTCGAAATAGTGTATTTATTGTTTATAATGTCGGCTTTTGAGCTTATAGAAGGACTATTAAGTAATAAAGGGTTATACGCCTCACCACCTATGTTTGTTTCTTTAATTGATAAGTTTATTGATTCTGCATCATCAGGAATAGTATCGTCTATCTGATAACCTTTATATATCCTAACCAAAGGATATAAAGACGTTCTAGTACCATTACCTAGTGCTTGTTTAAATTTAGGAGGTAATGTAAGCATTAACCAATTCCAAAATCACTACCCCTACGGACAGCTTCTTTAATTGATTCTGCAAGTTCACCTTCTACAAAATCTTGTGTTAAAACATTGCCTGTAACGCTTACATTAATGTTTCCACCACCACCTGATTGATTCATTTGGTTAAGTGTTTCTAAACCTATAGATTGTACTGCATTTCTACTCATTACAAATTCGCCACGTTCAGCTTCTATAATAGTACCACCTTGCGAATGTCTATTACCACCTACATAACCACCTTCTGCATATTGCCCTACTGGAGAACTGCCACCTCCACTAGAACCAGAAGCTCCACTAGAAGATGAACCTGAAAGAACAGAGCTTAATGCTCCAAACATAGCTGCACCTAATGCAGGAACACCTATATTTAAAGGAAATGGAATTTTAGCCATAGCTCCTGCCATATAAGTAGTAACTGCTTCT